TTTAAATCATGGCTAAAGGCTTTACAGTAAAAGCATCAACACCAAAACCAAAGAAAGGAGATGGACCACAGTGGGATACTGACGCTATTAAGGCGAGAATGAAAGGAAAGGCAATTGTATTTTGTCTTCCAGGAAGAGGAGTTTCTTATGCATTTCTTAAGAGTTTTGTACAACTTTGTTTTGATTTAGTTCAGAATCAAATGAGTATTCAAATCTCTCAAGATTATTCCAGTATGGTTAACTTTGCACGTTGTAAGTGTTTAGGAGCTAATGTACTTCGTGGACCGGATCAATTACCTTGGGATGGTAAGTTAGAGTATGATTATCAGCTATGGATTGATAGTGATATTGTGTTTAATAGTGATAAGTTTTGGCAATTATGTGATCTAGCATTTCCAGCCGAAGCTGTTAATGAAGATGGTTCAGTTGATGAATCTAAGGAGCATGAAATTGCTGCTGGTTGGTATTCTACAGAAGATGGTAAGACAACATCAGTTGCACATTGGTTAGATGAGGATGACTTCCGTAATAATGGTGGAGTTATGAATCATGAGATGGTAGATGGTATTAGTAAGCGTCAGAAACCCTTTACTGTTGATTATACAGGATTTGGATGGGTAATGATTAAGAAGGGTGTATTTGAAAGTAAAGCTATGAAGTATCCTTGGTTTGCTCCTAAGATGCAAGTATTTGAATCTGGTGCTGTACAAGATATGTGTGGTGAAGATGTTAGTTTCTGTTTAGATGCTATGGATGCTGGATTTGAAATCTGGTGTGATCCACGTATCAGAGTTGGACATGAAAAAATGAGGGTTATTTAAATAATGGCAAAAATTAAAAGATCCCTTATGGGGACTGATTATGTTGAAGCTATTCCTAAAAAGAGTAGACAAGGTTATGGTAAACATACTAAATATTCATCAACCAGTAGAAATTCAGCTAAAAAACGATATAGGGGTCAGGGGAAGTAATTCCCCCCCTTTTTTTATGCAGCGGCCAGCTCAATAGTAAATAGTATTATAGTAAAATGAAATCTATCATGGAAGACAATAAATTAATCTGGTTGGATTCAATAGGAGAATCAAAAGAACTTCTACGTGAAATTAATCAAGATGATAAGACACCAAAGAAAAAATCAAAAGCAAATGAATTGTTTGAAGTAACAAATCCTGAAGATATTGAGTTCTTTGGTGATCCTAGTGTATTAAATGAATTTTAGTAACATAAATAACTGCACATTGTTGTAACATTTTAAATGCCTGTTGAAAGAATCAGTCAAGGATTCAAAGATATTAGTGCTGCTTTTCAAGTTAATCCTATTAATTCTGATCTAATAGCACTAAAAAATGAGAATGCTATTGCTCGTTCTATTCGTAATCTAATACTTACTATTACTGGTGAGAGACCATTTCAACCTTCTTTAGGTTCTAATGTTTCTAATTTATTATTTGAAAATTTAGATTATTTGACTGCTTCTTCTATTAAATCACAAATAGAAAATACTATTAATAATTTTGAACCTCGCGTTAGGTTAAAAAAGGTTAATGTAAAAGCTAATGAAAATGAGCATGCTTTTGATGTAAGTATTAATTATTTTATTGTAGGCATTGATGTTCCACAACAAGAATTAACATTCGCATTGCAATCTACTAGGTAATAAGTAAATGCCACTAGTCAATTTCAGTAACCTAGATTTTGACCAGATTAAGACATCCATTAAGGATTATTTAAAATCTAATTCCAATTTTACGGATTATGATTTTGAAGGGTCTAATCTTTCAACAATCATTGATACTCTAGCTTATAATACATATATTTCTTCATATAATGCCAACATGGTATCTAATGAGGTGTTCATTGATAGTGCCACTCTCAGGGAGAACGTGGTGTCTCTGGCGCGTAATATAGGATATGTACCTAGATCAAGAAAATCAGCTGTATCAGAGATTAGTTTCTCTGTAGATGTATCATCAACCACTGCAGTAACTTTAACACTCAAAGCTGGTATTGTTGCACTGACAAGATCACAATTCGATAATACAAGTTATACATTTTGCATTCCTTCAGATATTACAGTTATTGTAGATTCTTATGGTATAGCAAATTTTAATAATGTAAAGATTCATGAGGGAACATTTATTAAACAGGACTTTACAGTAAGTTCTAGAACACCAGATCAGAAATATATTTTAACTAACTCTGGTATTGATACTGATACTATAGAAGTTATTGTAAAGGACTCAAAAGATTCTACTATTAAAAGAACATTTAATCGTTCTGATAGTTTATTTGAAATTGGTCCAACATCTCCAGTATATTTTATTCAAGAAGTACAAGATGAAAGATATGAACTTCTATTTGGAGATAATATATTTGGTGAACAATTAAAAGAACCCAATTACGTTATAGCAAGTTATATTATAAGTCATGGTAAAGCTGGCAATAATATAAATCAATTTACTTATGCTGGTTCACTCCAAGACAATAATGGGACTCCTATTACATCTGGAATATCACTTATATCTGCAGATATGGTCTCCTATGGTGGAGATGATATTGAAGGAATGGATTCTATTAAGAAATATGCAACTAGAATATATTCCTCACAAAAACGTGCTGTAACAGCTGCTGATTATGAATCCATTGTTCCTACAATCTATCCTGAATGTGAATCAGTCTCTGCATATGGTGGTGAAGACTTAACACCTCCACAATATGGGAAGGTTTATGTTAGTATTAAACCAGAGAATGGTGTTTACTTATCTTCTACTGTTAAGGATAATATTGAAGATCAATTAAGGAAATATTCAGTTGCAGGTATAGTAAGTCAGGTTATTGATTTAAAATACTTATATGTAGAGACACAAACTACAGCTTATTATAATACAAACCTAGCACCTTCTTCAAATTACGTACAAACTAGCATTTTATCTAATGTAACTGATTATGCAGACTCTGTACAACTGAATAAGTTTGGAGCAAGATTTAAATATAGTAAATTCTTGAAAGTTATTGATGATAGTAATGAATCTATTACTTCTAATATTACTACAGTTAATATGAGAAGGGATTTAAGGCCATCTGTAAATGTTTTTGCAGAATATGAGATTTGTTATGGAAATAGAATTCATGTTGGTAGTGAAGATGGATATAATATTAAAACATCTGGATTTAATGTAAGTGGTATTAGTGGAACAGTTTATTTGGGTGATCTTCCTAATAAGGATCTTCTAACTGGATCAATATTCTTATTTAAATTGGATTCTCCAACAGAACCAGTCATAGTTAAGAATAATATCGGTATTATTGATTATAAGAAAGGTGAGATTAAATTAAACCCAATTAAGGTACTTTCTACTGTGGTAAATAAAGGGACACCTTTGATTGAGATATCAATGGCTCCTTATTCCAATGATGTGATTGGACTACAGGATCTTTATTTACAATTAGATACCAATAATTGTACTATTAATATGTTACCAGATAACATATCATCAGGTGATGATATTTCAGGAAGTAATTATCATGTAACTTCTAGTTACTTAAACGGTTCTCTCACAAGATAAAAAAGTTAGATGTCAGTAGATAGAGTTAAATTCCAGGATATCGTACAGAGTCAACTCCCGCGATATGTTAGAGAAGATTACCCCCTTCTTGGCGAATTTTTGGAGCAATATTATGTTTCTCAAGAATTCCAAGGAGCTCCTTTAGATATTATACAAAATATTGACAAATATGTTAAAGTTGATGAGCTAATTAACCTTAAATCCCATACTATTCTAGAGAATGATTTAGGTTATACTGATATTACTATTGATACTGCGGTAGAAGGTAATTTTACTCAAGGATTTCCTGAGACTAATGGACTCCTTAAGATTGGTGATGAGATCATAGAATATGAATATAAGACAGATACTACATTTGAGAAGTGTACGAGAGCCTTTAGTGGTATAACATCTTATATTGGACCCAATCCTGATCAACTAACTTTTAGTACATCACAGAGACGTAGCCACTCTGCGGGCACAACTATTCATAATTTAAACATTATCTTCTTACAAGAGTTCTTTAAGAAGATAAAAAACCAGTTTGTACCTGGATTTACTGAAAGAAATCTGTATCCTGGACTAGATCAGAGGAATTTTGTATTTAATGCTGATACTTTTTACAAATCTAAGGGTACTGATGAGTCATTTAAGATACTTTTTAGAGCTTTATATGGTGAAGAAGTAGAAATTATTAAGCCAAGTAAGTTTTTACTTAGACCTTCGGACGCAAACTATAGAGTTACTAAAGATTTTGTTGTAGAACCTATAGATGGAGACGCTTTAGACCTAAAAAATAGGACAATTTATCAAGATTCTACAAATTCTAGAGGAACAGTCACAAATGTTGAAAAAATTGACTATTCTGAAGGAAATTATTACCAAATTTCGGTAGATTCTGGATATCAAAGAGATATTGATACAAATGGATCCATTTATGGTGAGTTTAAACCCAATCCAAAGACACAAATTCTTAATTCTGTGTCAGCAGGGTCAACATTTATAGATGTAGACTCTACTATTGGGTTTCCAGATACTGGAAAAATTATATCTTATGATGCAGATGACAATGAAGTAAGTATTTCATATACTGGGAAGAATGATAACCAGTTTTTGAGTGTTAGTGGAGTAGATGTAACACTTCCAGAGACTAATAATATTAGATTAGATGATTTTTCTTATGCTACTGTAGGTTTAGGGAATTCTATTAGAGTTAGAATGACCTCAACTTTACAAGAACTTAGAGTTATTGGGGAATCTGAATTTTATAGGAAGGATGATACTGCTAGACTTCAATCTCTTGGACTAGAATCCAACATTGAAAGGTCTAAAAACTGGAAATTTAATGTAAGAACTAGTTGGGATGTATCTTCCGCCACACTTATTGACGAAACTGAAAGAAATTATGAAGTTATAGTATATGATAATCATTTTTTAAATCCTGGATACTCTATTAGTATTATTGATGATTCAAATTTGATAACAACTGGTGCAGTTGTTAGAGTTATCTCTAATAAGAAGTTTATTATTAGACTTTCTAGTTTAATTGACTTAAATAAGAAATTTTCCATCAAAAATAATATTTTGAAGGGAAATTCATCAAAATATACCCAACTTCAAGACTATTTTGCTAATGTTCAGAACACTTATGCAAAATTTAATGGTGATGTTTTAGTTTCTTCCAATTCTATACCAGATTATCCCAATCTTCCTCTTAATCCTCACGATAAAGTCATCGAATTTAATGGATCTGCACAATCAGATTCAAAAACTATCTCTTTAACATCAGAAACTGATCATGGTTTATACACTGGTGATGCAATTTACTATCAACCAGGAGTTGTTGAGACAGTAACAACAACTCCTGATGGTTTTTCTATCATAACCAAGTCAGAGAGTAAATTTGAGGGAGTAGATGCTGGTGTTTATTATATAAAGAGGATTAATTCTACTGATGTTAAGATCTCAAAGAGTAGATCTGATATTTTTGATGCAGAGTATGTGACTTTAAGTGGAACAGTCAATAATAACTCATTTATTTACTATAATTTCTATCAAAAGACACTTTCTCCTCAAAATATCTATAGAGAAATTAAGGAACCAGTCAATAAGAGTGGAACTTATGAAACTGATCCAGGATATACTGGAATTTTGATTAATGGAGCTGAAATTCTCAATTATAAGTCCCAAAATTCCATTTATTATGGAGATATTCAATCATTTGATGTTACAAATAGTGGAAATGGATATGATGTCATTAATCCACCCCTTTTGGTGGTTGAAGATGTTGTTGGTACTGGAGCCACTGGAATTTGTGCTGTAAATGGACATTTAGAGAGGATAGAATTACTTGATACTGGGTTTGATTATGTAGATACTCCTATTGTTACCATTACTGGTGGTAATCCTGTTAGAGAAGCTACAGCAGCAGTCAATATGTCTGTTGTGATACATGCACCACAATTTAATGCAGAAAGAAATGGTGGAGATGTTAGTATTGCTAACAATACTATTGGATTCTCTACTTTCCACAAATTTGCTCAAGATGAGCGAGTAATATATGAGCCAAATGGGTCAACAGTTGTTACAGGACTCTCAACCAACAACTTTTATTATGTTGGATTAGTAGATAATTATACTATTAAACTTTATACTAATCCAGATGAGTCTAATGTTGGTATTAATACAGTAGATCTTATTAGTTGGGGATCTGGAGTTCAGAATATTAGATCCTCTTCAAGAAAGAGAATTGTATCTAATGTTATAGTTACTGATCCTGGAGAAGGATATAAGAATAATAAGAGAGAGGTTGTAACTTCTGGGGTTAGCACATCCCTTAATAATATCACCATTAAGAATCATGGATATTCTACTGGTGAAGTAATTCAATACTCTGAAGGTAGTGTACCTATTGTTGGTATTTCCACTATTGAGAGTTATTATGTTAGAAAGCTTGATAATAATACTTTCTCACTTAATTTGGTTGGTAGTGGATCTACTTCTATTAATCATTATTATGATAGAGACATTTTTGTAGATTTGGACTCTACTGGAAATGGATCTTTCAATTATAAGCCAATTTTAGTTACCATTAGTGGAGTTAGTGGATTATCTACTGGTACTGGTCAAGATTTCTCTGCTAAAGTTCAACCAATCTTTAGAGGATCTATTCAAGATGTAGATATTACTAGTGGTGGTGTTGGATATGGTGCTTCAACAATCTTTAACTTTAATAGACAACCTAGAATTAGCCTTTCTAGAGGATCTGGAGCTCTTGTTACACCTATTATCAATAATGGTAAAATTGTTGATATTCTTATCAATTCTGGTGGTAGTGGGTATAATTCACCACCCGATATTGTAATTGATGGAACAGGAAGTAACACAAGGCTTACTCCTATTGTAGATCAGAATACTGGAACTCTTTCAGAGATAAGAGTTATGAATGGAGGTGTTGGATTTACTACTAATTCCACATCTATAACTGTGACTCCTGCAGGGTTGGATTCTACAATTGATGCTACTTTACGTACTTGGACTATTAACCTATTTGAAAGGAATTATAATAATATAAGCAGTGATGATGGATTTGTTGATGAAAATATTTCTGGAGAATCTTTAGAATATTCACATCTTTATGCTCCAAGACCTTTAAGAGAATCTACCTATTCTTTAGGTGGCGAAAATGAAGATAATACACTTTATGGAGTACCAGACTTAAACTTAGTAAATGAAATTGAAGTTTCTAGTAAATATCATTCTCCAATTCTGGGATGGGCATATGATGGTAACCCAATTTATGGTTCCTATGGATATACAGATCCATCTGGTGGAACTATTAAACAAATTCAGTCTGGTTATGAATTAAGTGTTGATGAAACCAATAGACCTCCATTATCATCATATCTTGGTGGATTCTTTGTTGAAGATTACATCTTTACAGAAAGAGGTGATTTGGATGAACATAATGGTAGATTCTGTATCACTCCAGATTTTCCAAAGGGAACATATGCATATTTCTCCACTTTAAATACAAAATCAGTTGATTCTGTTGGTCCATTTACAAATTATAAGAGACCAGCTTTCCCATACTTGGTTGGAAATACATTCTATTCTCAACCAAATATATTTAATTTTGGATATGATTCTAACCAAAGTTCCTATGATATAGGTGAAGGAGAATGGTTTAGAAATACTAAAGAATATCATACAAATGATTCTCGTAGTAGATATGATTATATCTTTAATTCTGATAAAATTATACGACAAACTATTGATATTCAAGGAGTTACAAAGGGCACTATTCCTAGTGTAGGGATTGTAACTGGTGGATCAGATTATAAAGTTAATGATAGATTAGATTTTGATAATAGGGGTACTGGTGGAAAGGATGCTTCAGCTAGAGTTGAAAGAGTATCTGGTAAATTAATTAATACTGTCAGTTGCGCTACTACTGTATTTTATAATGTTGAATTTTCTGCTACAGATGACAGAAGAACATTTATTGGATTTAATACTGAGCCTCATAATTTAGATAATCTTGATATTGTCAATATTAATGGTCTTTCTGAATATTTTGAAGGTTTTGATGGAACTTATAATATTGGAATTAGGTCTGACAATTTTGTAACTACTCTTGGAATTGGATCTATTGGTGCAACAGGATTAACTACTTATTTTTATGTTTCTGGACTTCTACAATATCCATACATTCGTGAAAATGATATTCTTGGAATTAGTAGTGAAAGAGTTAAAGTTTTAAATATAGATGCTGAAACTGAGAGAATTCGTGTTTTAAGACAATATGATGGTACTGTAGGAACAGCTTATACCAATTTAACCTTACTTCATGAGGATCCTAGAAAGTTTAATATTAACGTTGGAACGTTAAAAACCACTAAAACCTTTAGAATTAATAGGGAATTGTATTTTGACCCAACAGAAAGTGTTGGATTAGGTACTGTAGCTGGAATTGGAAATACTCTACCAATCTCAAATCCTGGAGTAGGAGCTACTCAAATTTTTGTTAAGTCACAACAAATCTATTATAAGAATCATAATTTACAATTAAATGATATTGTTTATTATAATACTAATAGTGGAACTTCTATTGAAAGTTGGAATGGAATTTCAGGAGAACCATATAGGGATTTAAGTCATTATGAGAAATTCTACGCAGCACCTATTACATCCAATCTTTTAGGTATTGCAACTACTAGAGTTGGTCTAACTTCTACAGGATATGTTGGTATATCTACTAATAATGGGTTATTATATTTCACTAATGTTGGATCTGAAGTTTATCATAGTCTCAAGACTACATTAGATAATGTAATTACTGGTCAATTAGATAAAAACATAGTTACAGTTTCTACAGCTTCTACTCATGGGTTGGTAAGCAATCTCTTAAGTAATCAGTCTGGAACTAGTGATAGAGTTTATATGTCTATTAAACCAATAGACACCAAAATTGTTACTGTTAAGTACAATGATTATAATAGAAGAATTATATTAGATCCTCAGAATTTTGTTGCTGGAGATGTTGATGTTACCTTAAATACGATCACATTTATTAGTCATGAATTCAAAAAAGGTGAAAAGGTCATTCATACTTCCACTTCTCCTGCAGGTGGATTGGTTAATGAGGGTATGTATTATGTTATTCCATTTAGTGGAAATAAAATTAGATTGGTTGAGGACAAATATCAATTAGATAGTCAGACTCCATCTTTTGTGGATATTTCAAGTGCTTCTAGTGGAACAATCTCTAAGATTAATCCATTAGTAAATGTATCAAGAGGACAGAAGTTAAAATTTGATCTTTCTGATTCTTCCCTTTCATTTACCAGTAATGGGACACTATATTCTGCTTTTATCCTTGAAATATTCTCAGATCAAGATTTTGATAATAGATTCTTAACATCTAAAACTACAAGGGATTTTGAAGTTACAAATAGTGGAACTGTAGGTGTTGATGGAGAATTGACCATTACTATTGATGATGATGTTCCTGATAACCTCTATTATAAGTTCCAATTAGATAATTTGGATATTATACCAGTTATTAAGAGTCAATTAACAATTGATAAAGAATCTTATGCATATAATAAGATTCATTTAGTAAAAACAGCTTATGATGGAGAACATAGAATTACTGGTGTTGGAACAACATCATTTACTTATAATGTAGGTGAAATTCCAAAAATTCTTACTTATAATCAATCTAATTCTCAAGCATCTTATGAAACTGACTCTTTAAATGTTGATGGTAGTATAACCAAAGTTAAAATTTTAAATGATGGAAATGGATATGAATCTCTTCCTGGAATTACATCTGTAAAGAGTAATAAGGGTTCTGGTGCTATTATAGAAGCCAATTCTATTAATATTGGTAAGATATTAAATAGCAAACTGAATAGAATTGGATTTGATTATCCTACAGACTATACTTTAAAGGGTGTAGCTAATCTTCCAGAGATTCTTGAAATTGAAGCTCTTGCATCATTTGAAAGTATTGGAATTGCTTCAGCAGGTAGAAATTATTTGGTTTCTCCAAAAATTATTGTAAAAGATGGATATACTGGAAAAATTGTCCCTAATATTGATATTACTTATAAGTTAGGTGATAAGAGTCTTACTATTCTTACAAATACTACAGGGATATATGATGTTGAACCAACTATAATTCCTATTAGGAATTCTAATGGTGTTGGATTCTCTTCTCTTACATATTCTTCATCAACTAAAACTGTAAGAATTTATCCTGATGCTACGTTTAGCGATCCTCTTGATTTCCCATATAATCCTGGATCAAAGATTTTAGTTGAAAATGTTAGTGTTGGAATTGGATCTACTGGAAAGGGATTTAATTCTGAAGATTATGATTATAGTTTATTTGAGGTTACAAATGCTGATAGTCAATTAGGTGGAACTGGCGCTTGGATTGAATATAAATTATCAGATTATATTAGTGATGGAGATGTTCCAGGAACTATGGTTCCATCAAAATCTAATGCTAGAGTTATTTCAGAAATTGACTTCCCAATTTATAAGCCAGTATTAAAGAAAAATAATTTCTTTATTGGGGAACCAGTGAAGAGTGATGATCAACTAGGATATGTTGAGAATTGGGATCCAATTTTAGAAGAATTGAAGATTACAACTAATAAAGAATATAAAGTTGGTAGTATTGTAAAGGGACAAAGTTCTAATACACAAGGAGTAATTCAATCTAAAATTAACTTTGATGCTGAAATTTTAATTGGAGCTGGAGCAACATTCAATTCTGGATGGCAATCTAATTCAGGATTCTTGAATGATAACTTACAAAAGTTACCAAACAATGAATATTATCAAAATTTCTCTTATTCATTGAAGTCAAGGGTTGCTTTAGAAGATTGGGATGATCCAGTAAGTGTTCTTAACCATACTAGTGGATTTGCTAAATTTAGTGATTTAGTTATTGAGAGTGGTGACTCAGAAAATCTAACTACTCTTCCCATTGATTCTAATATTGAAATTGTAAATGATATTATTGGTATAGGATACCTTAATTGTTATTATGACTTTGATTATGTAACTGAAGGAACTATTCAAGTAGGAAATGTAATCATTTCTAAAGAGATTGACTTTGAGAATAGAAGTCTTACAGATTTCTATGAATCTGTTGGTAATAGAGTATTATCCATTGATGATTTTAGTGGAATCTTTAATAGTAATCCAAGAGCTACTCAATATAGTGCTATAGCTTCATATGATTTTAATAGAAAGTATAATAAAATATTCACTTTAGCCAAAGATACTACTTATACTGATGAAAGACAGTTCTCAATAGTATCAATTTTACAGAATAATGATATTGGATATATTAATGAGTATGGTACATTATCCACTTATCCTGATACTGGATTGGGATCATATGATTTCATTGTAGCATCTGATTCTTGGAGATTATCTTGGAATCCAATTAAATTTGAATATAATAATTATTCTGTTTCAAGTGTAGATATATCAATATTAAATGATGCTATTCTCACTGAAGATTTACCTCTGGGTAATGTTGGTATTGTAACTGGTTCTTTTGTAAATGTTGCTGCTGGCACCACTACAACAGTGGTTTCTATATCTTCAACTTATAGATCAGCTAAAGTTAATGTTCAACTTGAAGATACTAATAATGGATTCTCTGTTCAAGAGATGAATTTGATTCATGATGGAACTGAAGTTTCAATGGTAGAATTTGGTGAATTAAATACCACTTCTACTGGATTTGGTACTTTTGGAGCTTCTATTAGTGGATCTAATATGATAGTAGAATTCCATCCAAATGTATCTGTTGCAATTACCGCTAATAGTTCGGTAATGGCTATTTCATCTGGTGGAGTTGGTGTTGGTTCTACTGCAGTTACTGTTGGTAGAGTAACTTCATCTTATAGATCTATTTCTGCTTCTGGTTCACCAACAGCAAATGTTATTTCTACTTATGAGACACCATATACAAGTGCTTATTACTTTGTTTCTGTAGAAGATACTACTAATTCCCAATATCAATGTTCAGAAGTTGCTATTATTAATTCTGAATCTCATAACTCTTGGGTTGAGTTTGCAAATGTAGAAACTGGAGGAAATATTGGAACTGTGGGTATTACCTCAGTAGGATCCAATATTAATTTCACATTCACTCCTATAGCTAGTGCAGATGTAGAAGTAAGAATTCTTGGATTAGAACTTCAAGAATGGGATGACAATGCTCATCCTGAATTGATTGATTTAAACAATATTGTTATTGAAGGTGATGTTGGAGTTTATAAAGGGAGTCAAAATGATGTTGTTGATGCTTTTGGACTTAAGCATGAAGGATTAGAAATATTCAAGAGAGATTTTGATGGTTCTAATGGAATTGTAGTTGGAGAAACTGGTGAAGATACTGTAGAAGATGGTTTAATCATGTATTTGGATGGTGAAACTGCCGATGGAACTACTACTTGGACAGATAGAAGTTCTTCAGGAAATGACGCCACATTAATCAATCTTACAACAAAATATGATAGTTATGGTTATAACTTTAGAAATACGAGAAGGGCATTAGTTCCTGACACTGATTTTGATTTCTCAGGAGACTTTGCTTTTGAGGTATGGTCTAAGATGGAAGATACTCCATCAAGTGTGTGTCCATCAGCATTAATAAGTAGTTGGGCCGGTATGATGAGTACCGATAATATCTTTATAGTTTATATTGATCAAAATGGAAATTTAATAACTTCATTTAATCATAATCAGGTTGGTAAAACACAACTTGATTTTATATATGATGGTGGAACTGTCTTATTGGATGAATGGAATCATGTTGTAGTTACTAGAATTGGTCAATATGTTGATGTCTATTTAAATGGAGTAAAAGGAACCACTCAAATCTATACAGAGTCTATTGATTCTAGTCCTACTGGAACTGATATATGGATTGGAGCTTATGCTGGATGTCCTTCTGTTTCCTTTAATGGAACAGTGGGGATAGTAAGGACTTATAAGGATAAGGGATTGGATTCCTTCCAAGTCAGCAAGAATTATCTTTCACAGAGAGGAAGGTATATTGAAGGAACTAATTTATATCCAAATGCTATTCAAATTTCTGATCACTTCTTTGTTACTGGTGAAGAGTTAACATATGCATATGCTGGAGCTGGATCAACTCAAGCTATTGGAATTGTTACAGCTACAGTTCCTGGTATTGGAGTAACTGATAAGTTACCGCCTACACTTTATGCTATTAAGGTTAATGATTCTGAATTGAGATTTGCTTCAAGTGCTTCTAATGCATTATTAGATCCTCCAGTTTCTCTTGAAATCTCTTCTGTTGGAATTGGAACATCTCATAGTTTGACTGCAACTAATGCGAATTCAAAAGCATTGGTTGCTATTGATAATATGATTCAATCTCCAATTAGTGATACTAGTATTACTCATACTCTTACAGCTCCAATTGTATTTGATACTAAATTGACTTTAAGTGGAGTAACATCTATTGCAGCTAGAGACCTTCTTAAAATTGATGATGAGATTGTTGTTGTTGAGGAAATTGGAGTTGGTGGAGTTAATAATATATTGGTTAGACGCTCTCAAGTTGGAACAACAGTTAATGCTCATGGTGGTGGGTCTGTAGTCACTAAGATTTCTGGAAACTATAATATTGTAGGAAATACTTTATACTTCTCTCAGGCTCCTTATGGACAGGTTCCATTAAGTACTACAACTGGTAATCCTGATTATAGAGATTGGACTGGTATTTCTACTAATTCTACTTTCCAAGGAAGAACATTTATTAGATCTGGTGTACCAGCTAGTCCCAATCCAGCCTATAGTGATAACTTTGTTTTTGATGACATTTCTTCAGAATTTACTGGAATTCAAAGTTATTTTAATCTTAAGTCTGGTGGTTCTAATGTTACTGGATTCTCTACTGATAATGCGGTTATTTTAATTAATAACGTCTTCCAGGAACCACAAGGAGCTCAAGCAAAAGTTTCCAATTATGATATTGATGAAGCTTCTGGAATTACAAGTGTAACATTTACTGGATCAGGCACAACTGTTACTTATGACACTAATGCTGGAGATCTTCCTAGAGGTGGTGTTATTGTTTCTGTATCATCTAATGATGGATATGGATATCAACCTCTAGTATGTGCTGGTGGAACTGCTATTGTTTCTGGTCTTGGAACTATTTCTTCTATTAGTATTGGAAATACTGGCTCTGGATATAGGGTAGGAGTTCAAACTGTTGTAAATGTTGGAGTTCAAACTTATAGTTCTGGAACTCCTAATATTGAATTTGTTGGAACTGCATTAGTTAGTGGTGGTCATGTTGTTAGTGTAGACATTACCAATCCTGGTAGTGGTTATACATCTACTAATCCACCAGAAGTAGTGTTTGATGATCCTTGGAGCTATACCAATCTTCCTTTAATCTACAGTAGTTCTTCTGTTGCTGGATTAGGAACTGAAGCTACAATTGATATTGTAGTTGGACAAGGTTCTAGTATAATTGATTTTGAAATTAAATATTTTGGTCATGGTTATGGGGAAGGGGAAATATTAACAGTAGGAGTGGATACATCATTAGGAATTCCATTAGATACTTCAAAAGTTTTTGAGGAATTTAATATTACTGTTGATGGGTCCCATAATGATAGATTTGGTGGTTGGTCTTTAGGTGTTCTTGAAGTTCTAGATAATTTAGATAATGAATTTAATGGATCAGAGACAGCATTTAGATTAACTCTAAATGATAATCCATTTAGTATCAGAGCGGCTACTGGTTCTAATATTGAAGTAGATAAAACTTTGTTAGTCTTCATTAATGAAGTAATTCAAGAACCAGAGGTTGCATATACATTCTCAGGTGGTAGTGTTATTACCTTTACTTCTCCACCAAATGCTGGAGATAAATCCAAAATCTTATTCTATAAGGGAACTGGAGAATTGGATGTTGTGTTCAATGATATTCTTGAAACCGTTAAAGTTGGTGATAGTTTAGATATTAATAATAATCCAAGCAATGGTCAAGGAATTGGATTAGATCAAGAAGAGAGAGTAGTAATTGGTATTAATACTGTTGACTCTGTTTCTACTAATCCTTATGCAGGTCCTGGAATTACTACTGATTCAACTCTTACAAGACCTGTTAATTGGTATAAGCAATTACAAGATAAGATTATTAATGGTGTAAAGATTGGTAAGGATAGAGATCATTATGAGCCTTTGATTTATCCTTCAGCTTATCTTCTCCAACCAATTGTTAGTTCTTCTACAACAGCATATGTTGACAACTTAAGACCTTTCTTTGACTCATATAATGAGCAACAGATTAGAGGATTCCAGAATAAGATTGAAATAACATCTCAGGATTCTAGAGTAGGTGCTATGGCAACTGCTATTGTATCTGTTGCTGGATCTATTACTTCTTTAGATATTACCAATTCTGGTATTGGTTACACCCTAGCTCCATCAATTTCTATTAGTAATCCTATTGGAGTTGGAACTACTGGAACATCTAAAGCAGTATCTGAATTGTCTGATGATAATGTTTCACTCATTACTGTTCAAACTCCTGGATATGGATATACTACAACCAATCCCCCCAGTGTTTTAATTGAATCTCCCAAATTAGTAAGGGAAAGAATTAATGTAAATTCTTATACTGGTGATAATGGTATTGTGGTTGGATTTGGAATATCCACTTTTGTTAGTGGAATGACATCTCAGACTAAGATTATTCTAGATTTCTATATTCCTACTAATTCATATATGAGGGACACTGATGTTGTTGGAAGTGCTATTACGGTAAGTGGAATTTCCACAGGTGATTTCTTCACTACTTATAACACTAGTGTTGCAGCAGATGAAGAGACTATTGTAAGTCTACAAAATGATTCTGTTACTCAGGTAGCCATTACAACATCATTCTTGGATAGTGTTTTCCAAGTTTCTGACACTCAACTCTTGGATAAGAATGTGATTGGTGTTGGTGTCACTATGGTTAAGAGAGTATTTGCTAATATTTCTGGTATTAGTACAGTAGATTTTGCTTCAACATTAATTACATTTGATTCTACTAATTATACATTTGATTCACAGACATTTGCAGTTTATGCTGGGGGAATTAGTTCTTCCGCATATCTTGGTTCTTATAGTTGGGGTAAGATTGATTTGGCTGGTAGGACAAATCCACAATCATTTAATTTCTATGGTGAAGATGGTTATTCAGGTATTTCTAGTTCTGGACTGGTTACTAGATATAATCCATTAAAATATAAAGATTACATTGTTTAATTACAATAAATATTTCTAATAAAAGGTATTTAAGACGCGATGGCTAAACAAGGGATTAGCACAGGGACAACGCCCAATGATGGAACTGGCAGTACTTTATTGGCTGGTGCTCTTAAAGTAAATAGCAATTTTGATGAGATTTATAATCTTATTGGTGATGGGACCACACTAATGAGTGGAATTGTAACATCATTAGTTGCTGGAAATGGTATTAGCCTTTCTGGTTCTGTTGGTGTAATTACAGTTACTAGTACTTCTAGTGGTGGTTCTGGCGGAGGAAGTTTTGCTAGGAATGCAACAGGTATTCACACTTCAGATAATGTTGGGGTTGGAACTACAACATCCTCACACAATTTTAATGTTACTGGTGAAACTAATTTAATTGGTGGACTTAATGTTTCTGGTGTTGGTAGTGTAGGTCACCTTAAGGTCTCTGGAGAGACTTCTGTTGGTGGCGGACTTAATGTAACAGGAGTTTCTACACTTACTGGTATTACCACTACTGGTGGCGATTTATATGTTGGTGGTGATCTTTATGTAAAGGATGATGTTGTATATGATCAAGTAACAGGTGCCAATATTAATATTAGTGGTATTGCTACTATTGGTATTGTTACTGGAGCAACTTATTATGGTGATGGTACTAATATCTTACCATCAAGAACTACAGTAGTTGGATCTACTGGTGCTATTTCAGATAATGCTATTGGAAATATAGATTTAACTGGATTTAAATCTTATTTCTTGATGAAAGTTGGACTATCTACAGCAGGATGGTTAAGACTATATACTAGTAACTCAGCAAGAACAGATGATGTTTCTAGGAGTGTTGGTGATGATCCAATTCCAGGAAGTGGGGTGATTGCTGATATTGTGACCACTGGAGTTTCAACAACTCAAATTGTTTCACCATTTGTTCCAGGTGGTAATTTAAATGATCCCGCTGATACTACAATTTATGCAGCGATAACCAACCAATCAGGAATAACTACATCTATTTCTGTAGATCTCACCCTTCTTCAATTAGAGGCATAAACAAAAAATGGCAATTACAACGACTACAATTTCAAGGGCCGCTGGATGGGCACGAACTGATGCCATTGGCCAAATAGGAGAAGCATTAAGTTGGTTAGAATGGCATGGAGATGCTATTAGTGGATTAGTTACTTTTACCACATATTCTGGTGGGGGTACTGTAGGATCTTCATCAAGTGATTATTATTGTGTAAATCAAACATCTACTGATGGAAGTGGAACTGGAGCACAATTTAGAGTTGATAGAAATGGTGGATCTATCTATCAAGTTTTTGTAAATGATGGTGGTAGTGGATATGCTGAAGGAGATCAAATTACTCTTAAAGCAGATGATATTGGAGGAAGCGCAAATGGAGCTCTCGATTTAGTATTGACTGTAAAGGTTGATGGTGGCGGAAGTCCAGTATCTTATGGATCTACAACTGATTTCTTTAGTAAAGGAGTAACTGACCTATCAGATAATCCATATGGTATTCAAAAGCATGTAATTGGAGCTGGTAAGACATACGGTACTACCTATAGAGGGTATCAAATGTATGATGATAATCAAATATATTTCCATACTGGATCTGGATTTAATCCATATGAAGAAAGTTCTACTTATAGTGGTGGGCCAGGTTATGTACCAAGACATGCTGGAGAATATAGACTTGATGTTCCTAATGTAAATATCCTATATAACAATTATCGTTTTATTGATAGTAATAATGTTGGTAGTAGTATTAACTCAATGGGTAGTACAAAAATAGCTGCGGATAAAAATTATCAGTTAGATTTAAATATTTTTAGATCTGCACTAGATCCAAAATTTGCTGTTCTCTCATATAGACAACCAACACTATCATCTACTACTTTATATGATAATACATTCCTAACATTCATTCTTCATAATTTTACAACTGATATATGGGATTTAGATTATCTATTCCTTGGAGGACATACTACTATCTTCCCTGAGTCTTCTCTTCCAGATACTACACCAGTGTTAACATTTAGATCATATATTCAAGGAGAATCAGATGTTAATGCATATTATACATCCATAAGATGTGCTGAATGGGGATATTCTTCTTCAGATGGTGGAAATTATTCATCCGAAAGATTTAAGGATAGTTATTATTCATCTACTTCTTCACTTACCAAGGACGGCTCTTCTTACAGAGAGAATAATATCTACAATAGAAATAATGGAGGTGGGAATGGAACTGGAATTGCTGATGGATCTAGAGGAAGAGGTGGTATATTGAATGATATTAAGATACCAGATGCAGCAAATTATAATGCAGTAATTAAAGGAATACCACTTAGTACTGGAATGATTCCTTGTCCATATTATATTCCAGATGATTTTGTATTAATTGATTTTAGTTATGATTATCCCAATGCAAATATTCAGCAGGGAGATACCGTTACTGTTAGTGGTAGTGAGATATATACGGTCATTACTGGTTCTTATAGTAATGCTACTAAAACTCAAGGAATTCTATTCTGTGCGAGGACGACTTAATGCCTATTTCATCTGATTGGACATTTACCCCACAACCCACTGCAGCTGTAGTGGGTTGGGCTAGTACTCAACCAGTAGGATTTAATACTACAACTTCTACACTTGGATTTATGACTTCTGCTTATCCTGCAGATGCTTGGGGTAATGGAACGGTTTCTGTAGTAAATTTGTCAAGCATTTCTCTGGGTATTACTTCTTCTAGTATTGGAGGAAAACGTGGATGGATGACTGGCAGAAGACCAGCTACTGGTCAATTATTCCCCCGTGGAATTTATAATAAATAAGTAAAAATCTCCCCCTTAAAAATGGCGGCTATAATTACAGATCAATTACGTATATTGAACGCAAAGAATTTTGTTGCGGGAGTACAATCCAGCTCTAATTCTTATTATGCATTTATTGGATTACCTGATTCGATAAGTTATCAGACAGATTGGGATACCACTCCTCCTTCTCCTAAGGATAATTTGAATCAATCCAATGATTATTGGGATACTATGTTAGCAATGAAGAAGATTTCTTCTAGTGATGTTAGTCAAGTAATCAAAAAGGTTACATGGACATCCGGTATCACCTATGATATGTGGAGAAATGATATAAGTAGAGATAATCCTTCTCAACCTTCTGGTTCTTTTGATATCTATTCAGCAGAATATTATGTAATGAACTCTGATTATAGAGTTTATGTTTGTCTCTATAATAATGCTAAACCTGAGAATAACTTCCAAGGTGGTCCATCTCTTGATGAACCAACATTTACTGATTTAGAACCTAGAGAAGCTGGAAGTAGTGGTGATGGGTATATTTGGAAATACTTATATACTATTAAGCCAAGTCAAGCTATTAAATTTGATTCTACAAACTATATTCCAGTTCCAGTTAATTGGGATATTAATAGTGATGATGCAGCTGTTAGGGACAATGCATCAGTTAGTGGACAATTAAAGATTGTAACTATTAGGAATAGGGGAGTTGGATTAGGGACTGCTAATAGGACTTATACTAAAGTTCCTATTTTAGGAGATGGTAATAGTGCAGAAGCTACTGTAGTTATTAATAATGACTCTAAGGTTGAATCTGTTACTATTTCAAAGGGTGGTGAGAGGTATACTTATGGTACTCTAGATTTAGAGGCTGGTGGAGTTCCTACAGGTTCCACTGTTCCCATTTTTAATGTCATCATTCCCCCTCAAGGTGGACATGGATATGATGTTTATAGGGAGTTGGGTGCATTTAACGTTCTAACTTATGCAAGATTTGAGAATGATACTGAGAATCCAGATTTTATTACTGGAAACCAATTCTCAAGAGTTGGAATGGTTGAAGATCCTTTATCCATCAATTCTAATCAGATATTATCATTAGATAAAGCAAGTTCAGTATATGCTTTGAGACTTACAGGAACTGGATATAGTTCAGCTACTTTTGAACCTGATGCATATGTTGTTCAAACTGTTGGACTTGGATCTACTGCTGTGGGTAGAGTAGTTTCTTATGATCAAGTAACAGGTGTTTTGAAGTATTGGCAAGACAAAACAAATGCTGGATTTAACTTCAACGGAAGTCAAAATTCCACTCCAACTTATGGATTTGATGTCAATAAGTTCACATCATCACCTTATGATGGAGATGGCAATTTAACTATTGTTGGTGGAAGTGTCAATCTAGGTATTGATACCTCATTCCAGGGTGTATCTACAGTCCTAAATAGTAGGACTTATTATCTTGGCCAGACATTTGTCAGCGGCGTAGCAGAACCTGAAGTTGAAAAATATTCAGGAAATATTGTTTATGTTGACAACAGACCCTCTGTTACAAGGTCTTCGTCACAAAAAGAAGATGTAAAAATTATCTTGCAGTTCTAAGAAATCATGCCACAGGAAACCAATCTTAATGTTGCTCCATACTTTGACGATTTCGATCCGCAAAGTAATTATTACAAAGTCTTATTTAAACCCGGATACCCTGTACAGGCTCGGGAATTAAATAATCTTCAATCTACATTACAAAATCAGGTTGAAGATGTAGGAACCCATTTGTTTAAAGAAGGAGCCAAGGTCATTCCTGGGCAACTGTCTTATTTGAGCAATTTTTATGCTATTCAAATTGAACCAGAATTTCTGGGTATTCCAGTTTCTTTATATCTGGATCAATTAGTTGGTAAGAGAATTGTTGGGGAGACATCTGGAGTCACTGCTCAAGTTGTAAAATATATTACAGATAAAGAATCTGAAAAAGGAACATGGACATTATATGTTGATTATTTTGAATCAGCTACTACAGACTTAGCTACTAATACTTTTTTTGATAATGAAGTATTATTGACAGAAGAGGCCATTTCTTTTACCACTACATTCATTGCTGCTGGAGAAGGATTTTCTAAAACTCTTACACAGGATGCTAGTGCAGTTGGATCTGCGTTTGCTTTAAGTCAAGGTGTATATTTCCTTAGAGGATATTTTGTTGATGTTTTAGATCAGATATTAATTCTTGATCAGTATAGTAATAGACCAAGTTATAGGGTAGGTTTAAATGTCACAGAAGATATTGTTTCTTCAGACATTGATCCCACTTTAACTGATAATGCTCAGGGATTTAATAATTATACTGCTCCTGGAGCTGACAGATTTCAGATTGAAGCTATCCTTGCTAAAAAAGAGAGTGATGATTTCAATGATCAGAACTTTGTTCAACTAGCAGAAGTTAGGAATGGTATTCTTAGAGAAATTAATGATTCTGTAGATTACAATATTCTAGGTCAAGAGTTAGCAAGAAGAACATTTGATGAATCTGGACATTATTACATTAGAGAATTTTTAACTACTGTTAGAGAAAGTCTTAACAATGGTTATGGTAATAGAGGAGTTTATACCTCTAGTCAAACTACTTGGAATGGAAATGTACCTAGTGATGATCTTTGCATTTATAAGATTGGACCAGGAAAGGCATATATTAGAGGATATGAGGTTGATGTAAGAGGACCTACTTTCTTAGATATTGAAAAACCCAGAACTACTAGATTGATTGAGAATCAAGCAGTTAATTTTGGATTTGGACCTACTATTACAGTCAATAGGTCATATGGTTCTGCAACTATAGGATTTAATACCACCAATACTCTTAGTTTGAGAAGTGAAAGAGTTGGTGATGATCAAAGAAGTGCTCCAGGTAAAGAAATTGGAGTTTCTAGAATTTATGACTACGCATTAGAATCTGGATCTTATGATACATCTAGACCAGATCTTAATAAGTGGGATCTTTCATTATTCGATCTTCAGACATATACAGACCTCACAGTTAATGAGTCTATTACATTAAACACTCCAGTATTCATTCAAGGTCAATCTAGTGGAGCAAGTGCATATTTAAGAAATAGTGTATCTGTTGGAACTGCTCTTACAGCTTATGATGTACAAGGCGAGTTCTTCATTGGGGAGAGGTTGAAGTTTAATGGTGTTGCTGATAATGGAAGAACTACTACAGACATCAAAAATTATGAAATTTCTGATATCAAATCTGTTTATGGTGTTGTAGGAGCTGCTAAAACATTTACAGCAGATTTACTTCAAACTGTCAAGTCAGAAATTGGTATTGCTAGCATTAGCGCATATTCTGGTGTTTGTACAATTACAACTCCTACAACTACTTGGCCAGGTATTGTAACTACAGGAAACTTGATTCAATATGCGATTCCTGGATTGACTGATATATCTTATGCTAAAGTAGATAGTGTCAATACAAACTCCATTGTAGTTTCAGGAGTTTCCACTATTACTGGATTTGTTGATGGAGGTCTTCCTTCCTCTACTACTGAAGTAACTGATCTTGCCGTAATTGAATCTAGAATTCAAAATAATCGTACTAGTGGAAATACTTCTGGTAATAATACACTTTATAGTATTTTCCCCAAGAAAAATATTCAAAACGCTGTTTTGGATGGGGCAGTTATTACAATTAGGAAGCAATTTGAAACAACTATTACTGATGGAGCTACTGCTACACTATCAGCCAGTAGCAATGAAGTGTTCTTACCATTTGATGAAGAAAGATATACATTAATTCGTTCTGATGGATCTACTGAGGCTCTATCAGCTGATAAATTTATATTTACAGGTGGATCTACTCAAATACAGATAGATGGACTTGGGTCTGATGATTCTAGTAGTATATTAATAGCAACTCTACGTAAGAGTTATATCACCTCTAAGACTAAGGTTAATCCTATAGTAAATTCTGTAGTAATTAATAAGTCTTCATTAGATGGTTCTGGTATTGGTGGAACTACTTTTAATGATGGATTAACTTATGGAAATTATGCTTTTGGTACTAGAGTTCAAGATCCTGTTATTTGTTTGAATAAGCCTGATGTTGTTACCATTTTTGGAATATTTGAATCCAAAAATTCAGATGATCCCAATCCTCCATCTCTAACTGTAGCTTCTTCTGATGGTCCTACAGGAACGACAAATGATTTAATTCTTGGTGAGGAAATTGTTGGTACTGTTAGTGGTGCATCAGCACTCTACATTACAAGAAAGAGTGATACTTCAGTATCCTTTATCTACAAAAACAATACTGTTTTTGAAAATGGAGAGGTAATCAGTTTCTCCCAGTCTGGAGTTAATGCTCTTGCAGCTAATATTGATATTGGTAGTCCCAATGTAACTGAGGATTACACTTTCTCTAATGGTCAAAGAGAAACAATCTATGATTATTCAAGAATTGTTAGAAAGGTAAATTCACCAGTTCCTACCAATAAACTGAAAGTATATTATTTAAACGCATATTATAATCCTGCTGATACTGGAGATATTACTCTAGTAAATTCTTATGACGACTTCAATTATTCATCTGAGATTTCATCCACTGATGGAATTAGAAATACTGATATTATTGATGCTAGACCTAGAGTTAGTGACTATACTCCTGCAGAAGGAGTAAGATCACCATTTGAATTTGATGGAAGAAACTTTGATGGTGGACAACACAGTTCCAAATATGTCATTGCTTCTGATGAATCAATTTCATTAGGTTATAGTTACTATCTTCCTAGAATTGATAGGGTATACTTGGATAGAGATGGAATCTTTAGTGTTAAGCAAGGAGCTCCTGATGATAATCCTACTCTTCCAGAAGAGGTATCAGGTGCTCTGAATATAGCTAACATATCTCTTCCAGCTTATATGTTTGATGCTCGTCAAGCACGTGTATCGTTTATTGATCATAAGAGATATCAAATGACAGATATCTCCAAGTTGGAGCAAAGAATTAAAAATCTTGAGTATTATACTTCTTTGAATCAGATTGAATCAAGTACGATGAATCTGTTTGTCCCTGATGCCAACGGACTTAATAGATTTAAGTCTGGTGTTTATGTTGATAACTTCTCATCTACTCAACCTCAAGATACAGGTGTTGGATTTAGAAATAGTATTGATTCAACAAAGAGAGTAATGAGACCAACTCATTACACAACTTCCTTTAATTTGCAGGTTGGTAATACTAGCATGGCTGGTATTGGTACTACTAATGCAGCTAATCAAGATTCTAGATATGCTGATATTCTAGGAACTAATGTTAAGAGAGCTGGTCAAGTAATTACTCTTGATTATCAAGAACAATCATGGTTAAGGCAACCATTTGTCACAAGATCTGAAAGTGTAACTCCTTTCTTAGTTAAGTTCTGGGAAGGTTCATTGAAGTTTGAACCTACTGTTGATGTCTGGATTGATGTCAATAGAATGGAATTGAGGGATGTCCTTCAGGAAGGGTCATTCAGAGGTGTTGCTGAGGCTATGAGAGCTGAAATAACTACCGCAGCTGATGGATCAAGATCTGGATTAAGTCCTGTTATTTGGAAGGCATGGGAAACTACAGGTGTAGATGTTTCCTTTAGTTTGGATTCTTCTCAATCTTCAGAAACAACTACTTCTCCAAGACAAGGAACAAGATCTGAAGGATTGAATTTTCTGGGTGGAGCTGTAACTACAGCTTGGCAAGGTGGTGTTCCTTCTACTTTCCAGGTAGCAGAAGAGACTACAACTACCAGTACAACTATTACAGGTACTGTTGGTGTTGATTTAAGTCAACAAAGAGAAGGTACTCAAACCACTGTTAATGAACAAATTGATACTGAATCTCTAGGAGATAGAATTGTAAGTAGAAATATTATTCACTTCATGAGAGCTCGTAATATTGAGTTCACTGCAACAAGGATGAAGCCCTATACTCAGGTATATCCATTCTTTGATAATGTTGACGTATCCAAGTTCAACATGCCTAAATTGATTGAAATTGAAATGGTTTCCGGAACCTTTGAGGTTGGTGAGGCTGTTGGAGGTTTGATGTCTTCTGTAGAACAATCTGAACAAATTGATGAGGTAACTAAACCAGCTATTGTATTCAGAGTAGCTTCTACCAACCATAAGTATGGTCCTTATAATAATCCTAGTGATAGATATGATAGAAACCCATATAATAGAGAGGTTAGAATACCAGCAGAATATTCTGAAACCTCTACTATCTTGAATGTTGATACATTTAGTTTAGCTGCTGAAGATAGTCCACAATTCCAAGGATTCATTGCTAAAGGAATGATTCTAAGGGGAGTTAATAGTGGAGCTCAAGCAGAAATTAGAGATGTAAGACTTGTTACTGATAGAATTGGTACACTTATTGGTTCTTATAGAGTCCCAAGTTCAGCTGATCCATCTAATCCAATATTTGAAACAGGTAGATCAAGACTTAGACTTACTAGTAGTCCAATTGATAGTAAGATAGAAGGAACTGTAACTACAGCTTGTGAGGAGATTTTCTACTCTCAAGGTGATATTGATAATACACAAGAAGTTACTTTGTCTTTGAGAAATGCTAGAGTTACTCATGATGATAGCTTCAGAGAAACCAGAACTATTGGTGATAGTGCTACAGCAAGTACCACATTCCAGTCTGGTTCTTCTTCTAGATTGACTGGTGAATATGTTGACCCGCTAGCACAAAGCTTCATGGTTGATGATCCTACTGGTGTATATCTAACTAGTGTAGATGTATATTTCCATGAGAAGGATAAGGCTGGTGTTCCAGTTACTTTACAACTTAGAGAAGTAGAACTTGGAACACCTACTGGAAAAATATTAGCATATTCTGAAGTGGATATGAGTCCTGAAGATATTGATGTATCTGAGAATGCAAGTGCGGTTACTAAGTTTAAATTCCACGCTCCAGTATATTTGAATGGACAGACAGAATATGCTGTCATTCTTCTTTCTAACTCTACAGATTATAGGGTTTGGATTTCTAGATTGGGTGAGTCGGATATATCCACTTTAGCTACTGAAGAAAATCAAGTACTTGTTTCTACACAAAGACTACTTGGATCACTCTTTAAGTCTCAGAACGCTTCTACTTGGACTCCTAGCCAATATGAGGACTTGGCATTTGAGCTGTTTAGAGCAGACTTTGTAGCTGATGGTTCAGTCCAATTCTTTAATCCAGATCTTCCAGAAGATTTACAAGCTATTCCTAAAAATGGAATCACACTTACACCAAAATCAATTAGAGTTGGTCTTGGGACTACAGTAGCTGATACTGGACTAGTTGCAGGTAATGTAATTACTCAGAGTGGAACTACTGGTGAAGGTACTCTGGTGGGTTATGCTGGTTCTGCACACTCTACTTTGACTGTTACTAACGCTGGAGTAGGATATACACCTTCCTCAGCTTATTATGTTTTCTCTGGTGTTGCACTTACTAGTTTAACTGGTAATGGTATTGATGCTACTGCTGAAATAGCCATTGAAAATGGAGTAGCTATTGCAGCTACAATTTCTAGCTTCGGATTTGGTGGAAATGGAGGAGGTAAAGGATATCAAATTGGTGATGTATTATCACCAATTAGTATTGGGAATAAAACACTTGGTGCTGGGATGCAATTCTCAGTAAATAAACTCTTTGGAAATAATGAGTTAATAATTAAGGATGTACAGGGTGAATTTGGAACATCCGCTGGAGAATATCTCAATTATACCAATAGTAGTGGAGTTTCTACTACATTGAATTATTCTGGTGGTGGAAGTGTTATTCCAGAATCACCAATTAGAGTGATTGATGATGGATTGCATATGAAGATATTCCAGAGAAATCATGGAATGCATGCTACAACTAATGTAGTTACACTTAAGGGTATTACATCAGATTTAGATCCTTCCAAATTGACATCAGCATATTCCAACACTTCTACTGGTTCAATTGGTATTGGCAATACTCTCAATTATGCTAATTTTGAGAATGTTTCAGTTGGAGCTACTAATCCAGGATATATTAAAATTAGTAGTGAGATTATCAAGTATACTGGGGTTAGTGGAAATACATTAACTGGTATTACTAGAGGATTTGATTCTACACCAGTTGAGAATCACGATATCAATGATTTGGCTTATAAGTATGAATTAGATGGTATTTCCTTGAGAAGGATTAACACCACTCACAATCTCAATGAGGCTTCAGTTCCAGATCCTATTACCTTAGATACATATCATGTTAAGATTGATACCTCTGATACTGATTTAGGAACCAATAGAACAAATACTGGACTATTCTCACCACTCTTTATTAATACACAAAAAACTAATACTGGAAATATAGCCAAAGGTACTTATAACGTTCCATTTGAGATGGCTATTCCAAACTTCAATAGTATGGCTCCAACTGGAACTAATATCAACGCTTCTATTAGAACAACTTCTGGTAAGAGTATTGATGGAATTGAAGCTTCATTTGTTGATAAAGGATTCCAAAAAATATCACTCAATAGAGAGAATTATTTTGATAGTCCAAGAATTGTCGCTTCTAAGACTAATGAGGATGCTCTTTTAGGAGATCTCCCAGGAAATAAGTCTTTGACTATGAATCTAAATCTTGTTTCTGAGGATTCAAGATTAACTCCTTCTGTTGATTTAGATCAAGTTGCAGTAGTATTTGTTTCTAATAGAGTCAATTCACCAGTATCTGACTGGGTAAATGATTACAATGTTAAGACAACAACTGATGATCCTAACAGATGTTTCTATGTAACTAAGACTATCAATTTGGAGAATCCAGGCACTTCACTACAAGTTTACTTGGACGCTTATATCAGCAGTTACAATGATGTTAGAGTATTCTACGCTCTTAACCAAAAGAATAGGGTTGATGAAGTTATCTTTACTCCTTTCCCCGGATATGGAAATATAGATAATAGAGGTGATATTATTAGTACCTCTGGTAGTAGTGGATTGTCAGATACTAAAGTTGCTAAGACAGACGTATTTACAGCCAATCCTGGATTGAATCTGTATAGGGAACATAAGTTTACAGCTAATAATCTTCTACCATTTGATTCATTTAGAATCAAGATTATAGGTACAAGTACAAATCAGGCAGTTCCTCCTCAGTTTAGAAATCTAAGAACTATAGCACTAGCATAATGACATTAATACCAGTAAAAGGGATGGAGGGTTTCTTTAGAGATACTGAAACCCAAGCTATAGTAAATAAAAATAATTTAGCTTATCAGTCCTACGTTCAAAACAGAGATAAACTTCTTTCTGATAAAGAAAGGATTGATAAGTTAGAAAATGAAATAGGTGACATTAAGAGTATGATTCAGATCCTTATAGACAAGTAAAATGGCTAATAATACTATCACTTTTGACCCCAATTCTGGGGTTGCATATAATGTAAATTTGGTTATTAATAGTGGGGCTGATTTTAAGTCCAGTTTTAAAGTTGTAAGTCCCAATAAGGATAATTACAACTTCACTGGATATAGTGGATCTTCTCAGATGACTAAATCAGTATCAGTTGGTTCTAGTGCTTATCCAAAAGCTACCTTTACTGTAGGATTTACCAGTGAGGCTGATGGTGAATTTGATGTGTCATTAGCGTCCACACTTACCAGAACATTAAATCAGGGAAGATATTGGTATGATGTTTTAGTGAGTTCTGGTTCAACCATTTATAGAATTGCTGAAGGAAATATCCTGGTACAGGGGGGAGTATCTTCAGCACCATAAATATAAAAATAGTAGTAGTATCATAACATGGCACAGCCTGCTTCAAGAGAGGAATTTAAGAACTATTGTTTAAGGCAATTGGGAGCTCCTGTGCTGGAAATTAATATTTCTGAGGAGCAATGTGAGGACTTAATTGATGACGCTTTACAGTATTGGCATGAGAGACATTATGATGGAGTATCACAAACTTATTTAAAGTATAAGATTACTCAAGAAGATATTGATAGAGGTAAGGCTAATACAGATAATCCAGCTGGCATAACCACTACAACAGTTAATACTACTGTTGGGGTTACTACTCAATTCAATTTTGAAGAGAATAGTAATTATCTTCCTATTCCATCTGATATTATTGGAATTACTAAGATTTTTCAGTATGATGAAGCTTCATCTATTAGTAGCGCTAACATGTTTAGCTTTAAATATCAGTTATTCTTAAATGATGTTTATCATTGGGGAACTACAGATTTGTTGAGCTACACAATGGCTATGTCTTATCTGGAAACTATGAATTTTCTTTTGAATACTCATAAGCAGATTAGATTTAATCAAAGAATGGATAGGTTGTATATTGATGTTAGATGGACAGAAGTAAAGGTAAATGATTATCTTGTCATTGATTGTTGGAGGGCTTTGAGTGGTGATTCATTCACTGGTGTATGGAATGATTTCTTCCTTAAGAGATATGCTACTGCTTTGATGAAAAGGCAATGGGGTATGAATCTGATTAAATTTACTGGTGTTAAACTTCCTGGTGGTATTGAATTTAATGGAAGACAAATCTATGATGATGCTGAAAAAGAAATAGACAGCATTAGAGAAAGTATGCTCAGCACTTATGAACTCCCACCTTTGGACCTTATTGGTTGAGGTAAGACATGGTACTCAATTCCTATTTTTTACAAGGTTCTAAAGGAGAACAAAACCTACTCCAATCTCTCATCAATGAGCAGATTCAGATGTATGGAGTAGAGGTATATTATATCCCCAGAAAATATATCACCAAAAATACTGTAATTAAAGAAGTAGTAGAATCAACCTTTGATGATGCTTATCCCATAGAAGCTTATGTGGATAATTATGATGGTTATGGTGGACAAGGATCTCTTCTTTCTAAGTTTGGTATTCAAGAATTGGATGACTTAAATTTAGTCATTTCTAGAGAAAGATTTGAGACTTATATTAGTCCATTGATGAAGAATCTTTCTAATGTTGAATTATATGATAGACCTAAAGAGGGAGACATAATTTATTTCCCATTAGGTGATAGATTATTTGAAATTAAATATGTTGAACATGAACAACCATTTTATCAATTAAAGAAAAATTATGTTTATCAATTAAGATGTGAACTCTTCAGATATGAAGATGAGGTCATTGATACTGGTATAGAACAAATTGATGATGAAATTGAACAGGTAGGTTATATCCAAACCTTAACTCTTATAGGATCTGCTTCTCAAGCAACAGCTAGTGCATCTTATTGTGCTAGTGGGGGAGTTAATAAGATCTATATGACCAATATGGGTAGTGGATATACTTCCCAACCTGTCATAGGATTCTCCTCAGCCCCCTCTGGAGGTATTACTGCTATTGGTATTGCTTCTATTAATCAGACATTTATTAATTGTGATGGTACTGAAGAAGGTGGAAAAATTGATGATATTTATATAACCAATGCTGGTTGTGGTTATACAGTTGCTCCTTGGATTACTATAGGTATTGGAACTCAAAGTGGTGGTGGTGCTGGAGCTGCTGCAACAGCAGGTATTTCTACTGGTACTGTTGGGGTTGTCACATTAACAAGTCAAGGTTCTGGATATACTACTTCTCCGTCAGTAACATTCAGCACTCCTCCTAGTGGTATTAATACTGCTCGTGGATATGCATCTATAAACACCGCTGGCATTGTTACATCATTGTATATTACCTACGGTGGTATTGGATATACAGGAAGTCCTACAATTACCATTGATGCTCCTGGATCAACAGGAATTGGAACAGGTTCTTATAATTATAATGAAGTTGTTACTGGACAAACTTCAGGCACCACGGCAAGAGTTAGGAAGTGGAATTCTATTAATAACAATCTTTCAATTGCAACTATTGATGGAACCTTTATCAGGGGTGAACAAGTTCTTGGACAAGATTCTGGAGCTGTTTATGTTATTGGGTCTACAAATGTTTATGACACTGATAGAACCAATGTTGAGGGTACTTTAACTACTACTCCATTTGCAGACAATCAGAATATTGAATCTGAGGCGGATCTAATTATTGACTTCTCAGAAACCAATCCATTTGGTATGCCATAAATAAAATGTTAAATAGATGTAGTATAGGTATAGATTAATGTTTGAGTATTTCTATAATGAGGTCTTTAGATCCGTTATTATTGGATTTGGTTCTATTTTTAATGGTATAGAAGTTAAAAAGGATTCTGGAGATATTAGAGTCCCTTTAGCTTATGGTCCTACACAAAAGTTTCTTGCTAGAATGCAGCAAGAAGCTGATTTGAATACTCCAACTCAGATGACTCTTCCTCGGATGTCATTTGAGTTCTTGGGTCTTCAATATGATTCTAGTAGGAAATCAACCCAGTCACAAACAATAATTACTCAAACTCCTGATGGAAAAGAAGTAAAAAAAGTTTATATGCCAGTACCATATAATATGACTTTTGAGTTGTCTATTATGACTAAACTCAATGATGACATGCTTCAAATAATTGAACAGATTATTCCTTATTTTCAACCAGCATATAATCTTCCAATTAATTTTTTAGGTAACTTAAAAGAGAAGAGGGATGTTCCTATTCAACTTGACAATATTACTATGGAGGATGATTATGAAGGTAATTTTGATACAAGAAGAGCTCTCATTTATACACTAACCTTTACAGCCAAGACATATGTATTTGGTCCTATATCGGATGTTAGTGGAGATATTATTAAGAAGGTTTCTATTGGTTATGTTGCAGGATCCAAGTCTGCTGGAACATCATCAGTAAGAGATCTTACTTATCAGGTAGTTCCAAGAGCTACTAAAGATTATAATGGAGACATTGTAACCTTGTTAGCAGAAAATGTTAATCTTACTGATGAAATTCTTGAAGTAGATGATGGAAGTGTTGTTAAGGCTAACAAGTACATTTATATTGGTACTGAGGAGATGTACGTTGAATCTGTAACTGGAAATAAACTCACAGTAAGAAGAGCTCAGGATAATACCACTATTCAGAATCATGTATTAGGATCTAAGGTTCTGGGTATTGATTACACAGAAACTGCTTCTGGCACTGGAATAGATTCATCATTAATTGAGTTTGGTGATGATTTTGGATTTGATGGAAATACATTCTAAGGTATAAAAAATGTCAGACTATGAAAGCTTGAATGATGAATTTAATATTACTCCTACTGAAATATCAGTAGATGAGAGTAAGGTTTCTGTTGGTATTGATAGAGAAAAGCCTGATAGATTTACCAAAGATGATATCACAAAAGATTATGAATATACTAGAGGAAATTTATATTCTATAATTGAAAAGGGACAAGAAGCTATTAATGGAATTCTAGAGCTTGCTCAGGAAAGTGAGATGCCAAGGGCATATGAAGTTGCTGGACAATTAATTAAGAGTGTTTCTGATGCTACTGATAAATTATTAGATCTTCAGAAGAAAGTAAAGGATGTTAATGAAGAGAAAGAATCCAAATCCCCCACAAATGTAACTAATGCATTGTTTGTTGGATCCACAGCAGAATTACAAAAGCTTTTAAAGAATAATAGTAAGTCTAAATAGATTGTAGGGAGAAAAATCCCAAAGTATTATACTAATAGGTTAGAAATGTCAGATATCAATGACGATCAATTACCTTCAATAGAAGATTATTCTGACAATTCTAATGAATTGCCATCTGTTAATGATTTTTTAATAGAACAAGAATTACCATCAGTTTCTGACTTCATAGAAGAGAAAGAAGAAGAGGAGATTGTAGAGGTAGAAGAAATAAGAGAAGAATTTGTGGAGGATAAAAATACCTCACACGATCTTAATGAGGTATTGCATCTAATTAATTCTGTTCGTAATGATATTCCAGATATTCCTGAGATTAGGTATTATGATGAGGAATTAGGGAATCTTTTAGAAGAAGTAAAACAAGTAAGAAATTCTATTCCTGAGGTAAAATATTATGATGAACAGATTGAAAAAATTGAGAATAGATTGGATCTTACAGATCAAAATATTGATGAACTTCCAGAAGTAAAATATTATGAAGAAGATATTAATTTTCTTCAAACTAGAATTGATAATATTAAGAAAGACATCTCAAATCTTCCTGAGGTAAAATATTATGAGGAAGATATTGAATCATTAAAAACTAATATTCAAGAAGTATTAGATAGTATTCCAGTTTTCCCTAAGTGGGTTAATGAAGTTAATGAAGTTCCTGATTTTTCTTGGATTGGGAAAACTTTTAGTGTTATTGATGATGACTTTATTAAAGTTCAGGATAATCTAAACTTAATTCAAGGAAGAATCACTACAGAAATTAGAGAACTTTCTGAAACTGTAGATACTAAGGAATTTGAATCTAAAGTAGATATTAAAGGCTTAACTAAAAATCTTGAAGAATCCAAGGATAAAATTTATAAAGAGTTAAAGGAATATTCATCAAGAGTATGGGATCATCGCGATCAATTTAAAGATGATGATAGAAAGTTAAAGAAACAATTATTGGGTGAGCATAATAAATTAAAGCAAAAATTAGAGAAGGATTTAAAGGAATTAAATGATACAAATATAGAATCCCAAAATACTATTACTTCAGCTCTTACTGAGTATTTTAATGAAGTAAAAGAGGACATTTCAAATCTTCCTGAAGTAAAATATTATGATAAAGATATTCAGAACTTGGGAGAAGAAGTATCTCAATTGGATGAGAGAATAGGAAGTCAAGGGATTAATATTAATGAGTTATATAAGATTGTTGAAGAGTTAAAGAAAACTCAAGAAGATCTAAATGAGTCAACCGTAGTTTCTGGTCCTGACCCATATATCAAGCAATCTAAAGATCCTCTCACTCCTATAGATCAAGATTTTGACACCTTAGCTAAATTAGCAAAGAGTTATAAGTTATTTACAGATAGAGTTCAAAAACAACTTTATAGTATAGGTGGGGGTGGTGCTGCTTTCATTAAGGATTTAGATGATGTCACTTTCGATCAAGAAACTGGTGGAAATAAATTACTCATTTATGCTGGAATCCAAACTGGTTGGATAGGAATTTCTAGTGAGGATCTTGGTGGTGGAACTGCATCTGAGTTGGCAGAAAATGCTACTGGAACTAATTTAACTTTAACTGGCGACTTAAATGTTACTGGTGATATTATATACGATGAAGCAAATACTAGAAATTGGAATGTTAGTGGAGTAGCAACTGCAACTAAGTTGCATGTTGGTGTTGATACTGGATTCTATAGTGAAGATTTAGTTGTCAATGGTGATGCTAGAATTAC